ATTTAATGGTTAAACCGAAAAGCGGTGGCGGTATATCTGCCACTGCTAAAAGTGCGGTTAGAAAGATAGTTAAATATGACCTATTTGGCTATCAAGATTTTGAGGGTAATAAATACACCGAAAAAGGCATCGCACTTGAAGAACAAGCCATTAAGTTAAGCGGTCGCAAGCGTGGATTAGCGTTAAAGAAAAACGAAGAAAGACGAGAAAATGATTGGATTACTGGCGAATGTGATATTTACGTTCCGAGCAGAAAGCTGATCATTGATACAAAATGCTCGTGGGATATTGGTTCACATCCATTTTTCATAGACGAGGCAGAAGAAAAAGCCAAGAAAGCAGGCTATACAATCCAAATGCAAGGCTATATGTGGCTTTGGGATTGTGTAGAGGCTCAAATTGACTTTGTACTCTTGCCTACTCCATACGAGCAACTTTCAAGCTATGACGACCCGACACGATACATTGATTTAGTGGAACAAATACCACAATCAAAACGCATTACAACCGTTACAGTTAAGCGTGATGACAAAATCATCGAAGAAATCAAAGAGCGAGTAAATGCCGCTCAAGAATACTATCAACAGTTAATTAAGGAAATGAGCTAATGGCCAGTTTAAATAAATGCCTATTTATCGGCAATCTAACCGCAGAACCGGAAATTAGAACAATGCCTAACGGTGAGCAAGTGGCTAACTTCTCTATCGCATTAAATGAGAAATACAAGGCGAAAGATGGAAATATTGTAGAAAATGTTGAATACGTTCGCATTGTACTCTATCGCCGACTTGCTGAAATCGCAGGCCAATATCTTACTAAAGGCTCGCAAGTTTACATTGAGGGGCGTTTAAAAACTCGCAAATGGCAAGATAACAACGGACAAGACCGCTACACTACCGAAATTCAAGGCGATAACTTACAAATGCTAGGTGGTCGCCAAGATGAGCCGAAACAGGCGAAATCAAGCCAAGCCAAACCAAATCCATTAAGTGCGATGGCTGAGCAAGGCGATAACTTTAGCGATGGAATTCCATTCTAGGGGTGAGTTATGAGCAAGAAAATAACTTTAACGTCAATTACTGGCAAACTTTGTGAGTTATCTATTGATAAAATAAAAAGCGTAGATGTTACCAATGATGTGACTATTATCGCAATTAAAGGAAGAGTTGCTTTACCAGTAAAGGAAAGCAAAAGTCGAGTATTGAAAATGATTGAGACCGCCAAATAAGGCGGTTTTCTTTTAGGTGAAAGAATGGAAAAAGAACAAGCAGAACACGAATTAGCGGAGTTACACGCACAGGAACGGAGTTTAGAAAAAGCTCTTGAGCTTGTGCGTGAAAAAATCCGTGAGTTAATCAATTACACTAACAAAAATAAGGCCGCTAGATAGTGGCCTTTAAATTTATAAGGATGAGTAAATATGTGGTTTAAAAATGCGATCATTTATCGCCTAACAAAGAATATTGACTTCGGTGAAATCGAATCAAAACTAAAAGAATGCCAATTTACGCCGTGCGAACCGTCTGAGATTAGCCGATTCGGTTGGACTGCGCCGTTAGAAACAGATGGTAATTTAGCCTATTTTGCAGATAACAAAGTTTTACTAATGGCTAAACGTGAAGAAAAGATTTTGCCAGTAGATGTGATCAACCGAGAACTAAATATCAGAATTGCGGCACTTGAAGAAAAAGAACAGCGAAAATTAAAGAAAACTGAGCGCCTATCATTAAGAGATGATGTTGTTGCATTACTAACCTCTCAAGCATTTTCCAAGTTTAAATTTACCGCACTTTTTATCGATTTAAAAACAAAACTGATTTACGTTGATGCAGCATCATCAAAAATCGCTGAAGATGCCCTAGCGCTATTGCGTAAATCACTAGGATCACTTCCAGTTATTCCAGTTAGCTTTAACAAAGCGCCTTACGAGGTTATGACTGAGTGGATTGCAGATAAAGAGCCTAATTGGCTGATCTTGTTAGAAGAGGCTGAGATTCGTGAGAAAAACGATCTTGGCGTAATCAGTTGCAAAAATAAATCATTGCTCGATGAAGATATTGTGGAGCTTGCACAATCAGGGCTTGTATCGAAACTTGCTCTCGAATGGGAAAACAATCTCAAATTTGTTTTGCGTGATGATGGAACACTAAAACGATTGAAATTTGATGACCGTATCACAGAGCAAAATGATGATATTTCAAAAGAAAAAATTGGCAAACGCTTTTACGCTGATTTTATTTTAATGGCCAACGTGCTTTCAGGCTTATTGAATGAGCTATCAGTTGAATTTAATGGATTAAAGGTTTAACTATGAAAACAGCAGAAGAAATTTTAGAAGAGCGAAAGAATACACACGGGGATTTTATTCAAGGCTCTGTTACGTTCAATTCACTAATGGAGCTTATTAATACAAACCGCAAGAATATTGATGGAGTGCAGTATTACGCTTTGACAATGATAGCCGGAAAGTTAGTGAGAATTCTGAATGGCAATTCACACGAAACAGACCACTGGCAAGACATTATTGGTTACGCAACACTTGGCGGACGATTGGAATTAGCTGAAAGCCTTGATAATACAAGCGAGCCTTTAGTTGATATTTTACCAGTGGTTAATCTTAGGCAGTAAATCAATATTTAACAAATCCAATAGGCGTTCCAAGTGAGCGCCTTTTGTTTTAAGGAGATGAGATGAAACCAATTTTAGATGCTTGCTGCGGCGGGAGAATGTTTTACTTTGATAAGGATAATCCAAATGTGCTTTTTGCAGATATAAGAAAACAAAAACTAAGTTTTAAGGATCGTGACAAAATTAGACATTTAGAAGTATCGCCTGATGTGATCCATGACTTCACTGATATGTCATACCCTGATAAATCTTTCAAGTGCGTTATATTCGACCCGCCACACTTAATACAAGGCGGTGACAATTCCTGGCTAGTAAAGAAATATGGACGATTAGATAAAGATTGGCAAAATCAGTTATTAAAAGGCTTTCAGGAATGTATGAGGGTGTTAGACGATTATGGCACTCTTATTTTTAAGTGGAATGAAACACAAGTACCAGTAAGCAAGATTATCTCGCTCTTTGGTGAAACGCCAATAATAGGGCATAAATCGGGAAAAGCAAACAATACGCACTGGATGCTATTCATGAAAATTGAGGAGAAAGAAGAAAATGAAAGAGTTTGACTTAAAAGCAGCCTTGAATGGCGAGCCTGTAAAATTACGTGGCGGATTTAAAGCCATCGTTTATTACCGTGTTCCCGATGAGTTTTCATATACGGGTGGCTCCACTGAACCTTATCCATTGATAGGTATTATTTTTAATAAAGATGGCACCATCAAGAGTGCTAAAGAGTCTTGGAAAGATTGCGGCGCCTACACAGTAAACCAAGGCGGTCTTGATATTATCGGAATGTGGGAAGAGCCAAAGATTAGCATTGAAGATTTACCTAAGCCGTTTAAGCCAAAACTTGGGGAATATTATTATCGTATTACATCAAGATCTTTCTACGACATCCTTGATATCAGAGAAAAAGAATATACTGACCCAGAGTATGATGATAAAACTGTTAATCAAGGCAATGCATTCCGCACAAGAGAAGATGCTCAAAAATGGCTTGATTTTATGGAAAGTATGATGGAGTAAGTGATGGATATTATTAATTTAATCAAACAGCAAACACCTGAAGAAAGACAGGCATTATTCAATGAGTTTATTAAACTCTTAAACCAGAAAAGAGAATATATTGATATTCCTGAAAGAATTGTGTGTTCCGCTTGTCAAGTGTTTGTAGATGAACGAGATGGTACTTCAGAAAACGGTGATTATATTATTCATGAAGTATATGGTTTAAGACACTATGACCCATTCATGCGTAAACAAATTGCAGAACTCGAAAAGAACTACAAATACCCTTTATTAGATTTTGAGCAAGGTTTTTTAACGAATAAAGGTCGTTTTGTTGGGCGTGAAGATGCGATGAAAATTGCCCAAGAGCAAGGGCAAATTATACGGTTATCAGGCTCGCCTAACGCTGATATTTTATTTTCAGAAGATTTGTATTAGGAGTAAACATGACTGCACCATCTTTAGCTTATCAAGACGCAATGAATGGCATTGCTATTTTATATGACGCATTATCCAATGCGGAAAATGAGTTAGATAAATTAAAAAATGCTTGGATTAAATGTAGCGAGCGAATGCCTGAGTTAGACGATGATGGTTATAGCGAACCAGTATTAGCCATTAATGAAATTGGAAATATTCAAGTGGTGAGTTTTTACAGTGGCGAGGGATGTGATTCTTGTAATGAAATTACGCACTGGATGCCTCTTCCGCAACCGCCAAAGGAGTAAAGTATGAGTGGATGGATTAAGTGTAGTGATAGATTGCCTAATGTAATGCCGAATATAGAAGTTGAGGATAGCAATCCTAATTTATTGTTGTGTTGCAAGCATGATTTCGGCGTTCTTACTATTGAACAAGGCTGGTATTCTGATTTAGCGGAAGAGGAACATCCTAAATTTTTCACGATGTGGATAAATAATGAATGGACTTCTCATGATTTCAGAACAGATAGCCCTGAAGTTACTCATTGGATGCCTTTGCCTAAACTGCCAAACGATGAAACATCGATATGTATAGCCGAGCAATTAAAGGCATTGCAATCAAATTCTGATATAGAGGCGGCTCATAGCCAAGCGGATAAAATCCTATGCGATCTATTGAATTCGCTAGGTTATGATGATGTAGTTAAGGAATTTGAAAACTTAGAAAAATGGTATGCGTAAAGCATAGAAAATTTATAACCGCTCTTATGGGCGGTTTTTTTATTGGAGATAAATTATGAACTACACAAAAAGACCGGTCACAATCCAAGCGTGGCAATTCACAAAAGAGAATTACACTAAAGGGGTTCCGCATATTTTTAGAAGTAAAAATGTTTCGTATTGGTCGCAATATGGCGGAGAGGTTATCGGAGGGGAAATTAAAACATTAGAGGGTGTAATGGAAATTTCCGAAAATGATTGGGTTATCTGTGGGGTAAATGGCGAATTTTATCCGTGTAAGCCTGATATTTTCGAGAAAACGTATATGCCGGAAATTAATGTAAAAGAATACATTGAGCGACTTCGGAAGTTAGCAACTAGTGGTCATAACAAAGAAGAAGTGTATAAGATAGCTGGCGAGATTTTATGCGATGGGTTAAAACTCTTCGGGCAAGAAAAACTGATCAAAGAGTTTAAAAGCATAGAAGATTGGTACAAATAGAAAATGGTGATAGGCCGCACAAGAAAGTGCGGCTTTTATTTTACATGGAGGCTTTATGGATCAAATCGCTCTATCAAAAAAAGCAGAAGAAGAAATTGTTAAGGCCGCAAAAATGGCGGCGTTCGCTGCTTTTACTGAAAATAGCAAAAATCTAATGACCATTGGAGATGTTGCGATCTATATCAATAAATCCTATAATTTTACAGCGAACAACATTATCACAAGATCTGATTTTCCATCAGCAAGATACTTAGGCTCGGAAACAGAGCAAAAAAGATACGTTGCTGGAGAGATTGTGAAATGGGGAATTCGTTACATGAAACGCTTATAA